CCTTGCATTTTGTCCACAATGTCCACATCTTAACAACTGCTTAATTTTTAAGCAGACTGCAGACAGCAGGATAGCCCTTAGATTTTTAACTGGTAGCTGGAGGCCTGTTTGCTGTTTGCTGGGGGGGCAGGGCCTGACGGCAGCCGGTCACTTGCGAGATGGTTTCACGAACAATTTTTTTTATTTTTTTAGAAAAAAGGTTACAATAATAAGCCAGGCGGTTAAGCCAACATCAGAGGATGTAGCAAGTAACTTATTTTTTGGCTTTCTAGGTTACAGGTATAAGCTATTAAATCTGCGCCTATTAAATTTTTTTGCATATCGCTTGACGGCACCATAGCTATAATCTAATATGCCAATATGTCTGTACTCTCAATACCTTTTACACCGCGTGAAATTAAGGCAACCGAATCTAGGCTAGAAGCTATCTATGCTGCGGCTAAACTTGGTTTGAAGAATGATAACTTAGCTTTAGCTGCCGGTATGTTGCCGACTGAATTTAGGCAACTATGCCAATTAGATCCAGCCGCTGAGATAGCAGCTCAAAAAGGTAAGTCAGATGGCGAACGGGAAATGGCGGAAGTTTTGATTGAATCTGCTAAAACCGATAAGGATCCTAAGTCAGCCCTGGCAGTATTGCAACATATTCATGGGTGGACGGCTAAGACTGAGATTAATATAGACGTCTATCAAAAGATTAGTATTTCTCAAGCGCTTCAAGATGCAGAAGCTAGAATCATAAAAGGTACCGTCATAGATGCAAACACCGATCTATAATTCGGACGAAGAACAAGAATTGATGACGCGCCTTTGGGCGCCAAAAGTAAAAGACGATCCTCTAGCGTTCGTAATGTTTACGTTTCCATGGGGTCAAAAAGGTACACCATTGGAACACTTCAGTGGGCCAAGAAAATGGCAACGCGAGATCCTTCAAGATCTAAGCAATCATATAAAAGAGAATCAAGGCAAAGTAGACTTTGATACGTTTAGGCAAGCGGTCAGTTCAGGTCGGGGTATTGGCAAATCGGCATTGGTCAGTTGGGTCGTGATATGGATGCTATCGACTAGAATTGGATCAACCACCATTGTGTCAGCTAATAGTGAAGCACAGTTAAGATCAGTCACTTGGGCTGAGATAACTAAATGGTTGAGTATGGCGATGAACAGTCATTGGTTTGAAGTCAGTGCGACAAGAGTGCTTCCGGCGAAATGGCTGACTGAATTAGTAGAACGCGATCTAAAGATGGGTACGAGATATTGGGGTGTAGAAGGTAGACTATGGTCGGCTGAGAATCCTGACAGTTATGCAGGAGTTCACAACTTTGAAGGTGTCATGCTCGTATTTGATGAAGCATCAGGTATTGACGATTCAATATGGAGTGTAGCGGCAGGGTTCTTTACGGAAAATACACCGAATAGATTTTGGTTAGCGTTTAGTAATCCACGACGTAACTCTGGTTATTTTTATGAAGCGTTTAATAATAAGCGTGAGTTTTGGCGGAATATGATCGTCGATGCTAGAACAGTCGAAGGTACTGATAAAGCCATTTATCAACAAATTATAGATGAGTATGGCCAGGATTCAAGTCAAGCACACGTTGAAGTTTATGGTCAATTTCCTAATGCAAGTGATGATCAATTTATACCAAGCCATATTGTGGATGAAGCGATGGATCGCCCACGGTATAAAGACAATACGGCACCGATAATCATTGGCGTTGATCCTGCACGATTTGGTGCCGATGCAACTGTAATAGCGGTACGTCAAGGTCGCGACATTGTGGAAATTAAAAGGCATCGCGGGGACGACACAATGGAAACAGTCGGTCGGGTCATTGAAGCGATTGAACAGTATAAACCAGCGCTCGTTGTGATTGATGAAGGCGGTTTAGGTGCTGGGGTGTTAGATAGGCTAAAAGAACAGAAGTATAAGGTACGTGGTATAAACTTTGCGAATAAATCAAAAAACCCTATGATGTATGGTAATATGAGAGCGCAAATGTGGGGTACTATGAAAGACTGGTTAAAATCAGCAAGTATTCCAAATGATCGCTATTTGAAAACTGATCTAATTTCACCATTGATGAAACCTGATTCTAAAGGTACAATATATTTAGAAGGTAAAAAAGAAATGAAAGCGCGTGGGTTAGCGTCACCTGATGCTGCCGATGCTATTTGTGTCACGTTTGCGTTTCCTGTGGCACACCGTGAGTATGTAGAAAAAAGCATACGAAGGCCATATCAAGGAAACGGCGTATTGACATCATGGATGGGATCGTAAATGGCAACTAAGAAACATGACAAACCAATTCCTCGAACCACACAAGGTAAAGGCGCTAATTATAAGCCTACCGAAAAAGGCGCAGGTATGACAGCTAAAGGTCGCGCCGCATATAATGCAAAAAATAATGCAAATTTAAAAGCACCAGCACCAAACCCAAAAACAAAATCTGATGCAGGACGTAAGAAATCTTTTTGTGCTAGAATGTCAGGCGTAGTTAAGCACGCAAAAGGCGATGCACCACGTGCAAAAGCCGCTCTTAAAAGTTGGAACTGTTAATAAAGGAAAATAAAATGGCTAAACCCGGATTGTATTCAAATATTCACGCAAAAAAGGCACGTATAGCTGCGGGATCAGGCGAAAAAATGCGCCCTGTCGGATCTAAAGGCGCACCAACAGCTAAACAATTTAAACAAGCAGCAAAAACAGCTAAAAAAGGAAAATAAAATGCCACTAAAAAAATCTACAAGTGCTAAAGCTTTTAGAGAAAATGTAAAAGCTGAAGTTAAAGCAGGCAAACCAGCTAAACAAGCCGTTGCTATTGCATACAGTGTTAAACGATCCGCAGCTAAAAAAGGTAAAAAATGCAGTTAAAACCTTTAAGTGATTGTGTTTTAGTAAAACAAGATGTAGAAAAATTATCTAGTATTATTATTGTAGAAACTAACAAAAAGCTATCAACAGGTGTTATAGTAGCCGTTGGTCAAGGTAAGAAGTTACCTAATGGTAATATAGATGAAATGTATTTAAAAGTAAACGATCATATTATGTTCGGTGAATATTCAGGACAGCCTGTAACCGTAGATGGTGAATCTTATTTAATAATGCGTCAACCAGACGTCATAGGGATATTAGATGAATGATGAAATGAAAACAGTAGGTAGAGTTGCTGATAGTGATGATCGTGATTTAATATCAACAATGAAAAGCCGCTTTACTATGGCGGTTTCTGCATATTCTGAATCGCGCGAAGATGAATTAGATGATTTAAGATTTCAAGCGGGATCACCAGATAATCAATGGCAATGGCCAGCCGATGTTTTAGCAACACGCGGATCGGTTCAAGGTCAAACCATTAATGCACGTCCATGTTTAACCATTAATAAATTACCCCAGCACGTAAGACAAGTCACTAACGATCAACGTCAAAATAGACCTTCAGGAAAAGTTATTCCTGCTGATGATAAAGGTGATATTGAAGTAGCTGAAATATTTGAAGGCGTTGTACGTCATATTGAATATATTTCAGATGCTGACGTTGCTTACGATACTGCTTGTGAAAATCAAGTTACCTATGGGGAAGGCTATTTCCGTATTCTCACTGAATATTGCGACGACAATTCATTCGATCAAGACTTACGCATTGGCCGCATCCGCAATTCCTTCAGTGTTTATATGGATCCTACTATTCAAGATCCATGCGGCGCTGATGCCGAATGGTGTTTTATTACAGAAGATTTAACTAAAGATGAATATGAGCGCCAGTTTCCTGATGCGATGCCTTTATCCGTAATGATGCAACAAGGTGTTGGCGATCAATCAACATCACAATGGCTATCAGAAAATACAGTACGTATTGCAGAATATTTTTATTATGAGCATACGCCAACAAAATTAAATTTATACGCAAACAATGTTAATGCACTTGAAGGTACGCCTGAAGATAAGCAAATGAAAGCTTTAGGTATGAAACCTATTAAAACACGTACTGCAGATGTTAAAACAGTTAAGTGGTGTAAAACAAACGGATTTGAAATGTTAGAATCACGCGATTGGGCGGGTAAATTTATTCCGGTTATTCGTGTTGTAGGTAATGAATTTGAAGTTGATGGACGTTTATATGTATCAGGTTTAGTACGTAATGCTAAAGATGCACAACGTATGTATAACTATTGGGTATCTCAAGAAGCTGAAATGTTAGCACTTGCACCTAAAGCACCGTTTATTGGATATGGCGGTCAATTTGAAGGTTATGAAAACCAATGGAAAACAGCTAATACAACTAATTGGCCATATTTAGAAGTTAACCCCGATGTAACAGATGGAAATGGTGCAGTATTGCCATTACCTCAACGTGCTTTGCCGCCTATGGCACAAACTGGATTAATACAGGCAAAAATGGGTGCGTCTGATGATATTAAATCTACAACAGGTCAATATGATTCAAGTTTAGGCGCTACAAGTAATGAACGATCAGGCCGTGCAATTTTAGCGCGCGAAAAACAAGGCGATACAGGTACATACCATTTTGTTGATAATTTATCTCGTGCTATTAGATATGGTACGCGTCAATTAGTAGACTTAATACCAAAAATATACGATACACAACGTATTGCTCGTATTATAGGTATTGATGGTGAAACAGGTATAGCTAAAATAGACCCTAATCAAGCCGAACCAGTCAGAAAAGTTGTTGATGAAACAGGTGTTGTTATTGAAAAAATATACAATCCTAGCGTTGGTAAATATGATGTTTGTGTAACAACAGGCCCAAGCTACATGACTAAACGTCAAGAATCATTAGATGCTATGAGCCAATTATTACAAGGTAATCCTCAATTATGGGCTGTTGCTGGCGATTTGTTTGTTAAAAACATGGATTGGCCTGGCGCGCAAGAAATGGCTAAACGATTTGCTAAAACTATTGACCCTAAACTATTAAGTGACGATGATAAAACACCTGAGCTACAAGCTGCTGAACAACAAATTCAAGTTATGGCTCAAGAATTAGATCAATTACATGGCATGATGGAAAATGTTAGCAAGTCTATTGAAGTACAAGACATGGAACGTAAAGATTTTGAAGCTCAAATTAAAGCTTTTGATGCTGAAACTAAACGATTAGCTCAAGTTCAAGCTAATATGTCACCTGAACAAATACAAGATATAGTAATGGGTACGGTTCATGGTATGATTACAAGCGGCGATTTAGTAAACCAAATGCCAGGGCAAAATCGTGAAATGTTACAACAAATGCCTGAACAAATGCCTGAACAAATGCCTGAACAAATGCCTGAACAAATGCCAATAGATCAAGGAGTGCCTTTATGAGTTGCGAAAATTTTATAGGAACACTATTTTTAGCTAGAGACGTTACGCACTCTGTTCACTTAAATACTAGAAGTTATGCTAAACATAAGGCATTACAAAAATTTTACGAAAGTATTATTGATCATGCAGACGCGTTTGCCGAAGCGTATCAAGGTCGATATGGCTTAATTGGCCCTATTTCATTACAATCAGCTAAAAAAACTACTAATATTATTGAATTTTTAGAAGATCAGCTAAAACAAATTGAAGCTGATAGATATAAAGTTTGTGATAAAGAAGATACCCCTTTACAACAACTCATAGATAATGTGGTAGAGTTATATTTATCCACTCTTTATAAACTTCGCTTTTTAGCATAAGGAATTAATTATGGCAGTTACATTATCACTTTTTGCTGGCGCAGGCGCACAATTCTTAGACAATAATGGCGAAATGTTGTCCGGTGGATTAATCTACACGTACGCTGCGGGTACAACTACACCTTTAGCAGCCTATACAAGTATTACAGGCAATATTGCACTAGCTAACCCTATTGTGCTTGATGCGTCAGGCAGAGTGCCTACAGGTCAAATTTGGTTAACTTACGGTCAAGGCTATAAGTTTATAGTTAAAACTTCAACTGGTACGCTTATTGGCACTTACGATAACATTCCTTCAGCAAACTTACCACCATTAGCTAACAATGCCGCATCCATTTTGTATGAACAAGGCGCAACAGTAACAGCCGGTAATTTTATTATTGGTGAGACTTATTTAATTAATTTTATCGGTACAACAAACTTTCAATCAATTGGTGCCGTAAGTAATACAGTAGGTATTTATTTTACCGCTACTGGTGTAGGCTCAGGCACGGGTACAGCACAAGTATCTCGTACTGTTCAAGCTAAATTGCAAGAATCCGTGTCTGTTAAAGACTTTGGTGCAGTTGGAGATGGCATAACCGACGACACAGAAGCTATTCAGGCTGCTATTGACTCTGGGAAAAGCATCTTTTTTCCCGAAGCAAGTTACATGGCCTCAGGACTTACTGTTTCTACGCCAGGCCAAGTGCTTTTTGCCACTGGCAACACACAAATTTTTAAAAACGCAGCCGGAACCCTTATTACTGTTTCCGCGTCTTATGTTGAATTTCAAGGTCTTATCTTTGATGGAAGCAATTACGCTGGCCACAATATTGTAGCCACTGGAGATAGCTTTAGTCTTATAAACTGTGCTTCTCGTTTTGCTGCTAACCGCGCAGTTCTTGCAACTGGAAGCCGCACGCAAATTGTTGGCACCAAAAATATATATCAAACAAGAGACACTACAGCGACAGGGTATGACATTGAATTGGGATTGAGCGGAACCGCCACCCTATATCATGTCATAACTGGTATTTATACCAGCCAAGCTACTGGTGGAATACTTATGGTTTCCACAGGTACGGCTGCTATTACAAGTTCTCAGTTTGGCAAATTGACACTTGAGGCAGGTGGGTCGCCAACGGGCAGTGGCGCTCCTGCTGTTATCGGTAATCGTATTATTGGCGATGTCACTATCAACCAAAGTGGCGGTAAATATAGCTCCAACTCTTTTGGGGCTAATATTACAGTAACTTCTGGTGGTGCATTTGGTTTCTTCGGCGTTGACAACGCAATGGCTGTCGGCGCAACGGTAACTGGAACTATTTCGAATGCAACTCTTAATCCTACTCAAAGACTTACAAGCCAAAGATCTGGGCTTGCTGCATCTGTAAACGTATTCAATCAGGCAAGTGATAATGTTACAAAGTTTGGCGACGACAATTCAACGTTTTCCATTATAGCGGCGGGGGGTAGTGGCTTTTTTTTCAACGTAACCGGTTCAACCTTAGCTCAACTTTACTCTGGCGGATTTCGTCCACAGGCAGATGGAACTCTAAATTTGGGGACAGCAGCGCAACGGTGGGATACCGTATTTGCAACCACCGGAACAATTAACACATCAGATGCTAGGTTAAAAGAAGATGTTTGTGAATTAAAACTAGCAGAGCGTAACGTAGCCTTAAAATGCAAAAGCCTTATCAAATCGTATCGTTTTAAAGACGGAAAACGTGTTCATATTGGAATTTTGGCCCAAGAACTTGAGGCTGCATTCGCAAGCG